CAATAAAATCATATTTAGCTTCAACATAAGATAAAGCTGTAATTGAAAAATTTATACCATCTTGTTCTTCAACAGTTATTACTCTAAATTTTTGTGCCTGTACTGTTGTATTTGCTAAAAGCCAAACAGTATTCACATTTGGTGTTTGAGAAAATGCTGAACTAACAGTTACAACACCAGCAGAAGTAATACTGGAAACATCTCTTGTTTCAACAGTACCATCAGGTAAAACAACACTAAAAGTAGGCGAATTTGTTGTTGCTAAATCAGAAGCATTGGCATCATCAATTGTCATAACTGTTGTTGATGCGACAGCAGATAATCTGCCACCTCTTCTAACACCAGCCCGAACAGGGTCGTTTATGTCAATAATTGCACCGGGTCTTATTACAGCACCAGCATCAATAGAAGTTGTAAAACTAACAATTTCAGATTCATTCTGTTCAGCAAATAGTATTGCTCTACCTAATCTTGCAGCTTGTCCTCTTGATGTACAGGCAAATGCTTTTACTTGTTTTGTAATAATCCCAAATTTAGTTTGTGCGGTTGTATCGTCTACAACTTCAAAATCTACATCTTGACTGTCCATATTAAAGTATGAAACAGCAACAGCAGTATGTCTTTGTTTTAAACTACTACCAGAATAATTAAAACCTTCAGTGCCTATATTACTTAGATTGAAAAGGTAACTTGCATCTTTTGGTGAATCTTGAGTAATAGTTATTGTACCAGCAGAAAATATTGGCATACATCTCATAACACCGGCTAGTTCATTAATTAACTCAAAAGCCTGAGAAGAATTTTGAATATTTACATTGCAACTAAATCGAGCCTCTTGGCCATTAAAACCATCATTTACAAGAGTGTTTGCATATTTACTTGCAGTAACAAAAGAAAACAAATCAAGGTTGCTATCTGTTATATGATCTCCAAAACCATATCTTGTATTTGTTAAAAGGTCCAATAAAATCATGGCTGGGCATGAAGTCCAAACAGCAGCACCCATTACACCATTAAAAATATAACCACTTGGGTAAACAATACGACCAGTTGCAGAATCAACAGTTGGTGTTCCAGAACTAGATGCACCAGCACCCGGTATTCTTACTTTGATTCCACGAATACGAAACTTTCGGCTAGGAATAGAACCAAACTGTTGTGAATCTAGTCTGATTGCGTTGTAAGCAGAGTTTGCATATGTAGAAGCATCATCAATTATTTCCGAAAAACTTGTCCATTGAAATGCATTTACTGTATTACTACCAGTACTGTCAGCAGTTATTCTTGTAATCCTAATATCAACAGGAAAAGAACCATCAAGTTTTACTGAAAAATCTTTTTGATATGCGTCAGCAGTTCTCCCAGTAACGGTATCAGTATGAACGTCTGTAAAACCACCAGAATTATACTGAACAGATATTTTAAATTTAACTGTATCTCCTAACAAGTCTCCACTATCTGTTGCCACTTGTATCTGTGGAAATGTAATCGTAATTTTTACACGATCAACGTTTGTATTTGTAATTTGTCTTGTTACTGGCGAAGCTGCTGTTACTTCAACGCCGACAGGTGTACTTGAAGATGAACTTTCAACACCATCAATTTTTGTTTGATTTGCAGTACCATGTCTTGGATTAAATGTTATATCTTTAAAATTAAAATCCACATCTTGTGGGTCTGATGTTGATGCGTTTTCTCTTAATATTGGGGTATCGTTTAAAAAAACATCCTTGAGATATGCATTTTTGTATGCCGAAGAATTTTTGTCTGTTATACCCGCTTTTGATGCAGATGCACTTCCTTCTATTTCACCTTCAGAAATTAAATCCAAAAATGTAACAAACTGCTTACTGTGTAAAGTATCAGGTGTTCTTGTAGGTTGTGGCGGTGGAGAAGGTTTTGAACCTCCACCAAACGAACCACGAATAATTTTTTTATTATCGGTCATACTTGTACCTGTTCAGTATCTATTGAAGAACTTATTACAACAGAACCAGTAAAAATTTCACCATATACTAAAGGAACTGGTGTACCAGCACGACTTGTCTGTTGTGTACCACTAAAATGAAAAGACAACCTCGGGTCTTGCTCAGAACTAAATTGAGGTGCTTTCGGTGTAGGAAATAACATATCACTTACACCACCTAAAACTAATGAAGCACCTATACCAAAAGCTGCTTTTGCTCCTATCCCTGCAGCAGCTAATCCAATACCACCACCACCAAAGGCAAGAGGAGCTGTAAATAAACCACCAACACCAAAACTTGCAGCAATTAAAACACCACCTAATAAAGCTTTACCAATACCACCAGAACCTGATACTACAGGAACAAATTTAATGTCAGATTTACCTACTGGAAAATGCAATTCATCTATATTTACATTTTCTTTTTCTAATAACACTTGATAATATTTATCTGCCATATGGCCTTCTAATTCTGGAAAATTATTTATAAGAAAGCTTACAGCTTGTGCTGTTGTATTGACCGCAGCTTCTAATTCTTTGTAACCTGTTATCTTTACAAGTTCGCCATACAGTTTAATTTTACGCATCATAACGATACCTTGCCCCTGTACATTTTAAAAGCCATTCATTATATGGCTCTTTACAGCTTATTCTATCTGCTAAATGGTGTAAAACATCTCCATCTAAAAAAATACCAACATGATTTAAACCTTTGCCTAAAATACTCATTGCCAAAACATCGCCATCTTTAAGTTTTTCTTCTGGCATAAGCAAACGAAATCCTACATTTAAAAGATAATTATTAAAATCACCATCTTCCTTTGATTCTGGGTTTTCAGCAAATTCCTCAGGGGTTAAAGGTCTTGTGGCTTTATTTATAACAATACCTTTTTTTTCAAAATACCAATCAGTAACTAAACTAAGACAATCAGTTATACCCCAAACCCAATGTCTACCAATTAGAGGTGGCTTATAACCACTGGGCTCATAATAACCCCACTGTTCTGTTTTAGGATTAACTATGTGCCATGGCAAATTAGTATCTTCGCAACTTACCATATCTGCCTGACTTGCAATAGGTTGTGTTATAGGGTGACTATGAATAACAGCTAATATTTTTCCAGTATCTTCTGCTTTTGCATAATCTGCAGGGTCAATAATAAAACATTGGTTTGACCAATTTGAAAGATTTTTACACGGAAAATATTTTTCTTTACCTTTAATTTCTACTAACAAACCACAAGATTCTTTAGGGTCTTGTTCTTTAGCATGAGCCAAAGCAGCATCTTTCCAAGTCATTATACAGCTAATCCAATGCTTGGAAATTCAGCCCTTGTACATTGTCTTTTTGGTGCACGTACACCAACAAGATCAATAGGCGCAGCTAATTCAAAAACAACAACATCTCTTGTTTCTTGTGATTTTCTATCAATAGAATATATTTCTTGTGCAAATTCTGCATTTGGGTCTGGTGTACCGTAAGGATTTACATTACCAGCAAAGTTAACAGCATCAATAAATTTTGCAAGTGTTCTTATTCTTGTTACTGTAGCACCTGTTAAATCATTTCCAGTTGTCGTTTGGTTAACTGTTAAAAGTATTGATGTAATAGTACCGAGTGCATTACTAACAGTTAAAGTTGGTCTTGGTATTTGTCCCTTTTGATATGCAAAGCCTTCTGCTTGTACAGGGAATCTTTGGTATGTATTACCAGCCCAAACAATTTCGCCATTAGAATTTAAACTTGAACCAGCATGAAATCTATATGTGGTTGCAGACCCATGCAAAGCAGAAGTTGTTGTTAGAGTAAATAATTCAATTATTGATGAAGGATTTATTGATTGAATATCACTAATAACACTACTACTCATGGCTCAAACACCTCTCTAAATGTACAACTTAAAATAGCTCTATTATTGTAAGGAATAGTTTTCGACCAATTTTCACATACATATTTTTTAGCACCAGAAACAGTTACAGAAACATTACCACTGTCAGTTGCAGAGGAAGCTGCCGTTACAGTAAATGTATTTTGGTCAACAGCAGTTGCTACAATAAATGTTCCATCTGTAGGCGAACCACTTGCAGTTGAAGTATAGTCAAGAGTTACAGTTTCGCCAATGGCTACACCATGTTTGGTTACAGTGATTGTAACTGTGGTTCCAGATTGGCTGTAGGTACCTGTTTTTGATGTACCTTCGCCAGTTGGTGTAAATGTAAAACTTGCTTGGTCATTAGCTCTACTATCTAAAAATGCCTCAATAACATCTGCATCTGTTTCTGATTCATTAAATTGTACAGTAAATACTTTTGGGTTTTGATGACTAGCTAACCCAAATAAAACTCTGTGTTCGTAACCATCTGCAAAACGAACTAGCCTTTTAACTGGTTGTGACTTTTTACTAAAACCAACATATGTGGGTGTAAATGATGGAAAGGTAGCCATTATGCAAGTAATCCTCCGGGTCGTTTTTCTTGTACTAATTGAGCTTGAATAGCAGCAGAAAGAGCAAGGCCAAGCTCTCTGCTTTCTTGTTCATTACCCTCTACATTAGAGCCTGATGCGTCTACATTAACAACAATATTATTTGTTACGCCACCACCTATACGATTATTTGGAATTATCGTTCCAGCTACAGAGGGTACAAACAATTCTGGTCCTTTCTCACCCACGACAGAAGCCCTACCAACAGGTGGTCTACCACCATTAGCAAAACCAAGAAAACCACCTATTTTAGTTCCACCAAAAAGACCGCCAAGCATTGAATTTATACCCATTCTTAAAAGTGAGTTAGCTAAATCATTTATAATAGCTTTTGCTGATTCGCCTAATGACTTTGTACCGTTGATAGCACCTACCAAAGCATCTGTTATTTGGGTTCCAATAGTTCTACCAATCTCTGCAAATACTTCTGCCTGTCTTTTACTTGCTTCATTTATTTTATCGATTTCTGTTTTTTGATTTTTTAAGCCAAGGTTGGCTGTAAGTATATCTGTTATTTTTTGTCTATTCTTTTCGCCATGTATTTCAACAGCAGCATTTATTGCGTGTTGTAATTCTACTTCCTCTCTGTTGCCATCAATATTTGCTTGTAATAATTCTTTTGCTAATTGTTGTTTTTTTAAAAAGTCTTGAAATTTTTTTGTTTGATCTTCTTCTAATTTATTTTCCTTTTCTTTTAAAGCAACAATTTTATTTTTAGCTTCTTCAATTTTTTTATCAGACTCAACAGTTTTTAATCTACCCTTTAACATTTTTAAATCTTGTTCTGCTTCTGCTTTTTTCTGGAACAAACGAGTTTTGCTTCTTTTGCCAGATTGGTTTAACTCCTCATCAATTCTTTTAATAACTTCTTCTTGGTCTTTTATAGCTTGCGTTACATCAGCTTCACCACCTTCATTGATTAAATTATTAAATTCTTTTTTTGCTCCATTTAATTTGAAAAATGCTGTTGTCAAAAGACCAGCAGCCGTAGCTATGGCAACAAACGGTATTGCATTAAGAGCAATAGTGGCTATACCGCCAGCAGCAGCAACTTTGAGTAAACCAGCACTTATTATTGGTAATGCTATTATTACTCCTTTTGCTGCAAGAGCAATAGCTGTAAATAACGCAGCAGTTTTACCAAGTGGCGATTTAAAAAGATTATCAGCAGCAGTAATCAAAGCTGTTAAACCTTTAGTTGCTGCGATTAAAGCAGGTTCTAATGCTTTACCCAGTGTTTCTGAAAAATCTCTAAATGATTCACCTAACGAATCAACTTCACCAGCGAATCCTTCTGCAGCAGCTTGCGCAAGTTTGTTATAGCTTTCCTCTACAATACTTAAAATCATGGCATGAGCTTCAGCAGTTTTATTTGTTTTCATTAACTCTTTAATTACCTCTGTTTGTTGTTTGGTAAAAGCAATACCAGAACGATTTAAGTTTGATAAGTTTCTTTCTGGGTCTTGCAATGCTTTTGCCAATTGCATAAATGAGGTACTTACATCAACTTGGTTAACCTGTGCAATGTCTGCTGCTGCTTGAGCAACTCTTGAATATGAGTCAACACCAATATTTCTAAAACTTGTTAATAAGTTAAAACCTCTTGTAAATTCTTCTTGGTTAAATAAAGTTTGGTTACCTAACCTATTTGCTGCTTCTTGTAATTGATTTAGTTGAGCAGTACCAGCACCTAAATTTTGCAAACCCTGAGTAAGGATAGCAACATCTCTTTCTCTAGCTTGAAAAGTTCCTATTGCATTACTTACTGTTGCAACAGCAGCACTTACAGTTAGCAAAGGTCCAAGTGAAGTCGCTATTGCAGCACCTAAACCTTTTGCTGCGGTTGATGTTGCTGCTAACGATCTTGTGGCACCGTTTGCATTTCTTGAAAGTGATCTTGTTGCTTGAGAAGTTTTATTTAAAGACGATATTGCATTTCTTGCTTCGACTCTTAAGGTAACAATACTTTCAGCCACTTAGCTTCTCAAATACATTTCTTTTAGTTTACCTGTTTTTTGCTCTTTCATGCATTCTTTTTTCATTCTCATATTTATTTTCGTAATATGCTGCCCAATATATTAATTCCTCTTCTGTCATATTTTGTCTTAACTCAGTTAATGTTTTACCTAATTCAGATGCGAGAAACAACTCGAAGTTAAGCCAGTTATTTCTCTTTAAGCGTTTTTTGCTGTATCAACATCTATTTTTAGTTCAAATAAAAATAGCTCAATATCATTTAAAACTTTTTCTGGTAACAGTCTTTGTAAATCAATAGCATCTGCTAATGCAAACATTTTCGACCCATCTTCCTTTTGTGCAATCTGGCAAAGCAGTTGTGTAGATACCATCAAAGCATCATCAGTGCCAACAGCGGTTTGTGCTTTCTGTCTGTCGTATCTTGTTAAAGGTGGAAAGTAAACATCTATCTTTTGACCAGAAGGTAGCTCTAATTCATATTTACGTCTTGCAGACATAACATCACTAAAACCTTCAGTAATGATGTCAATGGTTCTTTTTGTTGCCATGTAAAATTAAATACTTTTACCTAATGTACTATATAGCTGAAGTAATGGCACCTGATGTAATAAAGTTCACTGTTATGACTTGAATCTCACCTAAAGTTGCACCATATTCTGCACCAGTAATAATTCCAGAAAAGCTAATTTTTTTTGCTGAAGTATCTGCATCTGGAAATAACTCAAACAATGCATCTGCAGCATCGCCAGTTACTAAGACATCATCAATAAAAGCCTGATAATCAGAGTTGCCAGCAGTATCATATAAAAGCTCACAAGAACCTTCGCCAGATATAAGACCACCAATAAAAGTTTTTGATGTATCGCCTTGGTTTGTTGTTTCCATTGTGTCTTTTGTAATAGATAAAGACCAAGACCTTGTAGATGCAACGTCAGCTTCTGTCCCTGCTGCGTTGTGGAACATAACCTTACCTACATCCCCTTTAACTGCTGTTGCCATGACAAATAAAAAAAGTATTTACAAATATATTAACCTTTTTCTGACTTTTTCACATCTTTTTTAGGATTTTGTTGTGCCTCATAATATTTTCTACATTCTGGATCCCAATAATTTGGATTCCTTCTGCCTTTTACAGCTTCTATTGCATCAAGCATTTCTTCTGTAATTTCAAGCTTTGCCATAATTAAAGTCCCTCGTATGTTTCAAAGGTTACGCGCAGTTGTGTAACAAACTTACCCTCTGGCGGTTGCGAGAGTATTTCTGGTCCAACTACTGCATCAAAAATAACATTTGAAACTGTAATCCTATTGTATAGGTCTCTTAGTCGTTTGCAAATAGTAAGATTGCCACCACTACCAATACCCTGTTCTGTAAAAACATTCATAGTTAATAGACCTACAATTAAAGTATTTGCATTTGATTGATTACCTTGAGATGTTATTTCGCCAGAACCAAAACTTACTTCACATTGAACAAAGCTTGCATTACCATTTGAATCAAATGCTTGGTTACTAAATACAACAGGTATTACAGGGCTGCTTGCTAGTTCTGTTGCCAATCTTCCTTCAATCGTAGATCGTACTGTATTTAGATCGGTTGCGGCCATTATTTACTCCTTATAATTTTTCTAAGTTGTTGTGGAATGTAGCCAGTTGTAAGTTGCTTGGCTTGTAATT